TGGATGAGTTTTCCGAAAATTCAGAAAAGTCTTTTCTAGAAAACTAAATCTAGCTTTATCCCAGGTATAATTGAGCATATGACTAGCTAACGCACAAGGAAGATCGTCTATCTTCACTCTGCGGAGAGCCTCAATATGCTTAGTAAATCTAACTGGTTTAAACTTCCACACTCCTTCATCGAATCTATACTTGGTGCCAAAATACTCACATCCATCGAAACTCTCATGTTCGATAAATGGTTCCAGCACCAATCCAAGTTTCTTAGCTTCAACAATGTATCGTTTTGTGTCAAAGTTCTCGGGGAAAGTTTGTAAGACATCATCTCCTCCAGCGATCATATAATGATCTTTTGAAAGGATGTCCTCATCACTAACTCCCATACGCATTTTGATTAATACATCACACACTATCTGTGCTAAGGAATTGACAAATATGGTGAGTAACCAACCACTTTTCATGATTCCACTACTCGTTGATTGGAACACTTTTCCATTTGTACATCGATATTTGGAGCCTTCTTTCATCTCTAAGAAGGAATTACGCACATCAATCTTATAATCCTCAAACGCCTCATCACTCATATCCGCTGGTTGTACGGCTAGAGCCTCAACTATATTTTCACATATATCATAGATATAACCATGAAACATGAAATCCCAGTTTGACTTGTCGCTCTCGTATACCTTGCGTCCAACAAAGCACTCAGCTATCCGATCAATGTTGCCCGAAACTACGGGCGAAAAACCATATTTTATAGGTGAATCGCCGAGCTTCTCCACTGCAACATCAAGCATATTCTTGAATATAGTCTGATGTTTAAGCATCTTATGTAGAGGTAGTCCTGTTATTACTCGTGGCATCCCCTTTTCCAGTTTCTTAACTTTCGTAGGTTCAGCTTTAAGGAAACTCTTCAAATGGAATTTCTCATGCCATTTGTCGAAAACTATTTGAGCCAATCCTCCTTTCGTGTAACGAGCTATCACTGCACTATTAACGGGCATCCCATCCGCTTGGTACGGATGACCGGGGCTTTTCTTCTCATTAACTAGGGATGAATCGATTATCGAAATAATTCGTTCCGCTGTTTTATAATCCACATCTGGTTCGTATTTGTTATTAGGAATCAATTGCAACACTAAACCCGCACAACGTTTTGATTCAAGTGACGTGGGGGGATGTGTTAACAAATCACATCTTTCTTTATACAATTCCAAATGGTTTCTAACGGATTTTTC